TAGCCGAGCCACCTAAAGAAACTGCCGAGCCATTTAATGTAATACTAGAGTTAGCAAGTTTAGAGTTTGCTATACTTCCAGCTAACATATCATTTGTAACTGTGCCTGTGCCAGGTGCTTGTGTGCTAGAAATTTTAGCTACATAAATACAAGTAACTTTGTCTCCAGAAACCAAAGTATCTCCAAGGGTAATTCTAGTTGAAGATGTTAATGACATTGTAGAATTTTCTTGAACTACTCCATTAACTAAAACAATAACGGAACTAAGAGAACTTATGCTTTGGTTAAGATCAATATAGTTTTGTGTTAACCCAGTAAAATACTGGTTAGCTTCTTGTGATATAAAACCACTTTGAGGTTTAGTGCCTAAATATGCCATGTTATGCTACGTCTGTTAATAATGAAACAATAACGTCAGCTGTGCCACTAGCATTATCACTCTTTGCTTTAATACTGCCACCAGAAGGAATTACTATCTTTCCATTAACACACTCTAAACTAGATCCAACAGGTAAAGGAGCTCCTTTAACAATGTATCTATCGTTAGATCCATCATTTAATACAGCGTCTACATTTATAGCTGCTGTACCTGTGTTAGATATTAACAAACCTATTACAATTTGTTTATTAGAAGTTGTGCTTACCACAGTAGTTAAAGAGTTATTTGCTAAACTTGCGTCTGCTTGACTAAAATTATTTGCCATATTTCTCCTAACCTAATGCGATTGCAAAAGGAATACTATTATCCGTTGCTGCAATCGTTAATGTTTCATTACCACCATCATTGTTTTCTGTAAATGTCACATTTGTACCAGCTACTAATTTACCATTAAGATAACCAGCAGTAGTATCATTTGCACTTACAAGAACTTTTACATCTGTATCTGCTACTATACCTACCCAAGCACTACCATTATAATATTTTAAAGTATTGCTTGACGAATTATAATAGAGATCACCTTCAGTCAAAGCGTCACCATCATTATCTACTGTTGGATCGCTTGACTTACTTCCTAAATATACATCATCAAAAGAATCTAAACTAGCAGCCGCAGCTGTTGCACTAGCAGCAGCATTTGTAGCAGAAGTACTAGCATTACTTGCTTGAGTACTTGCTGTAGTTGCTGACGAAGCAGCGTTAGTTGCTGAAGTCGAAGCCTCACCAGCTTTCGTTGTTGCTGTAGTTGCATGACCAGAAGCAGTAGTTGCAGAACTAGCTGCCGCAGTAGCACTTGAAGCCGCATTTGTTGCCGAGGTACTTGCCTCACTTGCTTTGGTAGTAGCTGTAGTAGCAGAAGCTGCTGCATTAGTTTCTGAAGTGCTAGCCTCAGATGCTTTAGTCGTTGCAGTTGAAGCAGATCCTGAAGCAGAACTAGCCGAACTTGCAGCGTTACTTGCTTGAGTAGAAGCAGTTGTTGCTGAATTACCAGCATTAGTTTCTGATGTTGCTGCAGCAGTTGCAGAATTTGCCGAAGCTGTAGCCGAACTTGCTGCTGCTGTTGCCGAACTTGCAGCCGCAGTTGCTGAACTGGTTGCAGTTGCAGCATCTACTATTAAATCCCATTTAGCTGAATCAGTATTAGTTGTAATTGGTTGCGATCCACTTGAGGTATGACTGCTATTACAAATGAATATATTATTTGTTGACGTATCTTTGATAATATCTCTTTGAACATATGCAACACTTGCTGACCAATTACCTTTAAATGTACCTATCTCTTGTGAAAATTCTAATGCATTACCAGCACTGTTTACAGTTAGCAGCTTATTTGCGACCAACTCTGGAAATGTTAAACCATATGCTGTTGATGTAGTAGAAGAAGCTCTAGGAGATAAATTAATATCAATTCCTTTTTGCTGTATCATAGCAATAATTTTATCTAATTCTGTATTAAGTGTTTCTATTGGGAATACACCAGAACTAGGAAAATCTGTACTTCTTGATACTGTTAAGTTTCTAGTAATTGTATATTTATCACCAGCAGTAGCACCAGATCCTAAAGTAATATTACCACCACCTGTTTCTCCAGCACCACTTACTGAGTATTGTGCTACAGTAGTTGGATTGCTAGAAAGTGTAAGAGTAGTATCTACTCCACCAGAGCTAGTATGTTTTACTTGTAAATCAGCGTCAGCAAAAAATTCAAATGGAACAGCAAATGTAGTCTGACTACTACTTGCAGTATACTGTATTCTTGGATCAGTTGCCGATATTGTTATACTCATCTTAGTCCTTTTTGTTCTACCTCGTCAAATAATGAATCTAAAAACCATACATTCTGAAACGGTAAAAGTCTACGCACATTCCTTGCTGTATGATGATTGTACTTACCTGTACCCCAACTAAACGCAATATCTGCTATATTTTCTATTTGACTAGCAGTAGGGCCAAGAACATCAGCTATTGGCATACCATAAGGCCCAAGATTTTTTCTTTGATTGTATGTTCCATATGGTTTTTTAGCTCCTAGTAATGGTCTTAAACCAAATTGATTATTACTTAATCTTTCAATAGCATTATTTACATCTGAAAAATATCCTCCTAAACCAGATCTATCAAATGCATCTACAAATTTTTGACCACTAGGTTTTTTAGAATAATCTCTATTAAATGCTTTTTGTCTAAATGCATCTACCATAGCACCAGCTGCCATTAACATTAATATACCTTCTAAAAATCTAGCATCTTTTTCTTGTAAACCTCTTAATAACATTCTTTGTGTAGAAGCTATTCCAAATTTTTTAAATTGTAATAAAACACCACCAAGTTCTGTATTTGACCATAATGGAACATCACCTTTGCCTGGAGTTACAATATCTATACTAACTTGTTTACCTAATGCAGAATGATATGCTTTTGCTGCTTTAATACCTTCTTCAGTATTATCCCAAGCTTCTGAATTAGCAACTCTTAATACTTTATAATTATCTCCAAGATCTTTCCATTTTTTTGCATTTTTACCATAACCATGTTTTGTATATTGTTTGTATATTTCTTTTGCTGTTACATCATCAATACCTAAATTTCTTAATCTCATTTTATTTACTTTATCTAATTTTCCTGTAAGTACTAATTTTTCTATAGATTCAATCATTCTAGTTCCATTAAACATACCAGCTAAACTTTTAACAAAAGCATTCCAAGGATTAGATAAATTTAAAAATGTAAAATATAAATTACCTACTGAGCTAACACCTTTTTCAAATGTATTAAATACACCATAGGTATCATCTATTCCATACATTGACATTGCTCTTTGACTAGTAATTAAATCAGTACCTTCATTTGCTAATTGTGTACTTGTTTTTGCCATTTTAAACATTTCTCTAGAATATCCTTTTGTTAATGTATCCCAACCTAATTGAAATGTTCTTTTAATTCCTAATATAGAAACTAATCTTGCAGTATCTACAACTTGAGCAATACCAGTAAGCATTGTCATAGCATTAAATAATTTACCAATTCTTATTCCTCTGCTTATACCTCTATTAGGATCTTGTGGTAATCCATATGTACCTCTTGATAATGCTATTGAAGCATCTAAATCTTTTAATTGTTCATCTTTTCTTGCAATTAATTTTTTAGTTTTAGCAGTCATAACTTTTTTACCATTTACAACTTTTAAACTATCTTCAATCATATCATCATATTCTTCTGCTATTTGTCTTATACCAATAATATTTTCTCCAGCTTTATAATTAGATCCATATCCCATTGGATCTCCAAATTTTTTTGTAATTTCAATATCAGGTGCGACTTGATTAAAGTATCTTCTTTTTATTAAATTAATATCTGTTTCAATAAAACCAGCAGCTGCTAAATCTCTATAATCAATATCTAAACTTCTAGCTTTAAATCTAGAAGATATTCTATCCATTTTAGTAAGTAATTCTGTTTCTAATAATTCTTTTGTATTATTATCTAATGTAGAAAATCTAGATAATAATCTAAATTCATCTGCTAAATTTGTATATTCAATATATGGTTGATATTCTACAAAACTTTCAATAATTTTATTTATTTCATTTTTAGATAAATATTTTGTTTTTGGACTTTCATTTATAGCTTTTCTCATTAAATATTCAAAATTATTAAATTTTCTTGTTATTTGATCTCTATCATACATAATTGGAGTATGAGATTTACCTCTTTTTAATATTCCAAATTTTTCAATATTAAGTTTTAAATTTTCTAAATCTCTTATTCTTGCTTTTATAATAGCTGTATAATTTGCATTAGTAGAAGATACTTCTAATAATTCTAAATATTGTATTCTGCTATTTACCCAATTATTAACTATTTTTAAATCTGAATATTCATTTCCTAATGTTTTAAAAAAATTATCAGTTGCTTTAGACGCTTCTATAACTGATTTATCTACATTTTCATTACCCAATCTATACATTGTAATTTCATTTCTAAATTGTTTTGGGCTCATTACTTGAGTTTTTCCTTTTTTAAATTTTGTATCAAATTGTTTTTCAACAAAACCTTGAGGATTTAAACCCTGTTTTTTTAAATATTCATTATAAGATCCTTCAATAATATTTTCATTTTTTAAAACTAATGAAGCAAATTTAGTATCAAGATTTCTTTTAACTGTTTGAGTAACACTTATCTCATCATTTATAACATTTTTAAATTGATAAAGAGGATTTTCTAATGTGTTTTCTATAAATTCTTGAGCACTACTTGTTCCTTTTTGTAAAGTTCTAAAAATAGGATTAATACCAAAATCTTCTCCTATTGGCCCTAATCCAGTTGTATAAATTTTATTTAATTTTTGTATTTGTTCTTCAGTTAATATTTTAGCATTTTTAGGAGCTGCTGCACCCATTGTGTATTTCATGTTATAAATATTATCATCAGCTTCATCTAATATATCAGCTACTTCATCAAATTTTTTTGCAGAAGAAGAAGGCAATTTTGGAAACATAGCTGGTAAAATAAAACCACCAGCACTTATAATAAATGATTCATTCATAGTTCTAGTATCAGTAAATAATCTTTTAGAAGCTTCTTCTGCAGAAATAATACCACCAAAACCAGCAGCTCTTTTTAATCTATTAGCACTTAATAAAACACTACCAGCTTTACTAAAAGCAAATAAACTAGAAGGATCTAATAATCCTCCAATTATTCTTCCAATAATATAAGCTGGAGATCCACCAACTTTTTCTTGTTTTTCATAAAATTTTCTAATTAATTCTGTAGTATGTTCAGCATTATTACTATGTAAAAAATTACCAATATAATCTCTTAAATTTTCTAATTGTGGATCTGAATATATATTATAGTTAGGATCATATTTATAAATATTAGTTTTACCTTCTATAGCTTTAGCTGCATATAAACTTCCTAATACTAAAGAATTTTCATCTGCAACACCTATTCCAAAATTAACTCCAGCTTTATATATATCTTGAAATAAATCTGTTTTTTTTATTGGACTAACATCTTTTATAGAACGAAAATTTCTACCAGCTCCAATACCTATTTCTGGCATTATTTACCTTCATCTAAATTTGTATATTGACCTTCTGCCCAAGACATAATTAATTTTGCTCGTCTGTGCATTCTTACCATAGTTCCTGATTGTTTTTTATCTTTTGCAGCTAATCCATCATTATATAATTCTTGTAATATTGTTACTTTTCTTGTTGCATATTTTGGATCAGTATTTCTTAATGCACTTCCATCATCATTATACGGACTAAAAGTTCCCATATATTTTTGATCTCCAGTATTTATATAATTTGTTACAGCTTCTATCATACCTGATCCTAATAATCCTTGATATTGTAAATCAATTAAAGCTATTCTTAAGTGTGAATTATTAACACCACTTAAATCTATTTCTTTGTTTTTAAATTTTTGTAATGTTATTTTTCTTGCTTCATTAACTTTTATATCAGTAATTTCTTCTCCATCTTTTTTTGATAATTCTTCAGTTTTATTAATTAATTTATCAATATTATATCCTCTTTTTTTAAGTTCATTAATAACAAATTCATTTTTTAAACTTAAACCATACCCAATGCTTGGATCACCTTTTATATTTTCATATACTATAGGTTTAAATACTCCGTTTTCTTCATTTTCTATAATAAAATTATAAGCAGCATTTGTATTTGTTATTCCTAAATCTTCATTAACATTTATTCTTTTTAAAATTTTTTGTGATTGTTCTTCCCAATTATCATAATTATAATCAAACCCAGGTATTAAATTAGAAACTATTTCAGCTCCTTCTTTACCTAAATTATGTAAATCATGTTTTAAATTAAACATAGTTCTTCTTATTTTTTCTGCTATTTTTCTTCTACTTGTAGTTATAATACCATCATCTGTTCCAATTATTCTATCATAATTTTTTTTTCTTTCATTAAATCCTTCATTCCATTCATCATCATAAGCACTAATCCTTAGTTTAGAAG